CTGAAAATTATAAAATACAAAATTTAAAAGGGGTAGTCCTAGTTAAAACTACCCCTTACACACAACAAATATGATAAGGAAAATTCCTTATCAGTTTCACATTTAATGAAAATCACTTTTTAAATTAATCCCATTTTTATCTAAAGAGGGAGCAGTAGATGTGGGATTATTATTAGGTGGATTTTCTTGCCCCAATAATTCTGTAGCTTCACTTGTAAAGTATTCTAATGGCTTATTAAAAAACTTACTTATTTGAAGTAAAATAATTGTTGATACTCCATTCCTACCTTTTTCGTACTTCTGAATTTGTTGAAATGTTTTAGGTGGGTGCAATGCATTTGCTAATTTACTTTGAGTTACAATTTTTTTAATAGGTCTGTAAGTACCTTTCCATACACCATCAGTTGCTATACCAATATCTTTAATATAAATTATATTATTTAATCTAGCTTCTTTTATTTTTTTACCGATAGCTTTATTTAATATTACATCTGTCGCAGTTCTTTTTCTGCCCCTATAGCTTCTTTTTGACATTTCTTTCTCTCCTTATAATTTGGTGCATAAAATCCCTACAAGTTTGTTACAACTTTTAGTAAGTGAACCTAAAAAACCTAACTAACTTCCCATCGCAGGTCTTTTTTCTTCTTCTTCCAAAATCTTCAAGCCAATCTCAGCAATATTATTTTTTTTCTTTTGAACTAAGTCTTTAAACTTATTCATCTTTCTGCTTTCTTCTTGCTGCTGATCCTTTAGCTCCTTGATCTTTTTCGGACAAGCTTGGTCGGACATTTTGCTCCTTGTTTATTAATTTAATCCTAGATTTATCTATTTTAAAATCTAAGACATTAACTTTGGCATCTTCTCCAAAGCCATTTGACAAATGTGCTTTTTCAGCATTATCAAATATCTCATCAACCTTTACACTAGCTTCTATAAAAGTTTCTTTAATCACTTTACTCACTTTCTAAATTCCATAGTTGAATAACTTTTATTAACTTTCAACATTGGAATTTTTTCTATTTGTTTATCTGTTAATTCTATGTTCCTGTGTGATTGTTTGCTCTTATCTATTAAACCTAACTTAAATAATTCAGCTATAATTGCACCTGCTCTTGCTCTACTGAATCTAAATTTTTGACCAATCTCTTTATAGGTTGGTGCATAATCATTATGATTAATAAAATATTTTATAAATTTTAAGACATCTAATTTAATTTGACTTAAATATATATGTCCATTACCATTTTTCATTTCTTATCCTTAAATAAATTTGTTACATTTGCAGGTGTATCTTTAAGATCAGCTCCATCTTTTTTAAAAGTTTTTAAATAATTAATTAATTTTTGATTGAACCAATTAGACTTTTCTAAATCCATTATAGCTTTGTCTAAAGATTGACCACCTTTAGAACCAAACCTACATAAATATTTTAAAGCTGAACCCCTTAAAAACCCTATGTTTTCTTCTGGAGTCATTTGACTCATAATAGCATCACAAGTTTGTATTGCTTTTTGGTAATATGAGGGGTTCTTGCTTTCCATTTATTCTTTCTTTATTGGATCTTGAAATTTAATGTTGATGTCAGGTTGACCATCTTTTGTCTTTTCAACATTCAACCATGCCGAAGCATTTTTTTTAACACCATTGATTGTGGCATTTCCAGTATAGTGTGGATAAGATTTACTTGGTGAATCGTCAGGTTTAGGTTGTCTTTTCCACAAAGCACCTGTGTTATTATAATCATTATCTGCCATTTGGACTCCTATTTTGTATTTGTGATTTAAGTTTGTTGTATGCTTCATCAACTCTCATTTGCTGAATAGCATCTGTCGCAATTGACATAAGGTCAGATTTATATTCTGTCCTAATAGGAGTTAAATTTTTTTCAAAGTACAATGCAGATTTAGAATGACTAGCAACAGATTCCATTTGCTTAATCCAATCATCTGCCATTTGTTTTACTGATTTTGTTTGTTCTGATGTACTAACTAATCTAGGTTTAGGTCTAGCAAAAGGAGCAGGTTCTACTCCATCGTCATTATCCATTCCTGTTTTTAAATTTAAAGCATTTAGGAAAGCATATTTTCTAGCATAACTCATGGCATTTCCTGAACCAAATTTGTCAAGTTTTCCCATAGCTGAACAACCTTTAATCTCAATTGTATGGCTTGGTTCATCAACATCATAGATTGTCATGTTGCAAGTTATAAAAATAAAACTATCTTTAATTTCATTTTCATAATTACATAATGGATATAATCTATTTTTTCTTAAAGCTTCCATAGCAACCTTTTGTACTTCATCATGTTGTAAAGGTTTAAAATGCATTCCTGGAACTTTATCTCCTTTAATAACAGGAGCTGCATCTTCACTAGCTTTATGTAATTTGTCATAAATATTTTTCATTGTTTCTCTCTCAGTTCTTTTATTTCTTTGTGTAACTGTCCATTAGTTTGTTGATGTGATGTTTCTAATTCTTTTAGATTTTTTACTTGGTCGTTTAATTTTTTAATCTCATTATCTTGTTTTAATAATAATGAATTTTTATCTACTAATTTTTGAATTAATTCTTCTTTAGATAAAGTTTTGTAATGAGTTATTAATCCTTTAAAGTTCATAATAACTCCTAAATCTTTTAATAATATCTGGATCAATACCTTTCCACCAAAACCCATCTTTACGAATTTCTGAAAAATCTGGCTTACAAAGTAATGCTAATTTTTTAATATCTCCATCAGCTAACTCTAATTTTGTTTGCCAACATTTTTGATATAAAACTAATTCTTCATAATAAAATTCTAAACTTTCAGGTCTAAGTTCCACACAATTTTCTGGGGTAAATACAATTCTATCACTATCACTAGCATAAGTTAAAAATGGCTTATGTTTTGGCAGCAGTTTTGAATATAGAGCTATTTGCAAACAATCTGAATGATATGGAACTTTTGGACATTTCTTTTTTGAATAACTATATCCTGATTTAGTTTTACTTAATGTTCCAAATACATTTTTTATATCTCCAAAATTTGTACTGCCAACTAAATCTACATAAGCTAAAAAATATGTAGATATTCCATCTGCCCAATGTGTATATTCAAGTTCCGCTTTCCAATTTTGTTTAGGTATTTGATCTATATTAGCTAAATGATTATTAACTAAAGATTCCATATTATCCATTATGTAACCAAATTTTAAATCATCTTTTTCATCTATAGATTTATATTCAGTAATTTTATTTTGTAATTTTGCTAAAGCTTTTTTGTATGTAAAATTTTTACATTTTATTAATTGAATAATTTCATGTGCAATAGTTCCACCTGTAAATGAACAATTAGATGGTAGGTTAGCTTTTTCTTTTGGGGTAAGAACAATATAATTTCTAAATCTTATATCGTCAGGGATAGTATTTTGGCTTTTACTTGTATGTTGTAAGCCAAATTTTTTATAGCAATCTCCTAAAATTTTAGGTTGATTCGTCATATAAGGTTTTTATAACCATATTATAATTAAATGCAACCTTATTAGCGATTATCTTAATTATGATCTATTTTTCTAGGTTTTGAGGAGGTAGAATATGTTGCAATTGCTAATATTCCATATTGATCGTAAGCTTTTTTAACATTGTAAGCTGTAGGTTTTTTCCCTTTAATATTTCTTTTAATTTTTAAACCAAAATTTTTTTCTAATAATTTTTCATTATTTATATAAGCAAATATTTCTCCAATACCATTAAAAGATAAATCACTTAATAAATCTCTAAATTCTCTTTGTTTTTTTTCAAATTTTTTTTTATCTACTATTTTAAATTGCACAATATTTTCGTTTGTAGTTTCAAACTTAATATAAAATGGTTTTTTATACATATAATTACAAATTACTTTTTAGGTCTAATCCAATCTGTATTTGCAGGTTTAAAATGATGAACAAATGGTGCTGAAGCTCCAATTTCTATATTTGTTGCAATTTCACCAACTTTTTGACCAGTAACAATAGAATAATCTATTACTGAATATCGTCTTGGTGCAGTTAAAGGTTTTAAGAAACCCCAAAAAGCCATACCTGTTTTTTTTTGTTTAACTATAGAAAATCTATATTCTGCATTAGGATCTATAAAATTTGAATTTTTTTTAAATAATCTTATAAATCTAGCAAAAGCACCAGACCTTAAATAAACTGCACTTAATTTAGAATATCTTGCATCAACTTTGATAGACCACATATTTTTTTGTTCATATTCTCTTACAGAACCATCAGGATCTAATTCTCCACAGCAATCTATTGTAGATTGTTTACCTAAAAAATGAGTCATACCTAATATTTCATCACCATTAGTTCTGTGATATTTGTTAAAATAACTAGCTAAATCATTAGACAATTCTAACAAACCAAAATTTGTACTTGCATCAGCAGTTTTGTTAATAAGTCTTGAAACTTTAACTTTCATGTTAGCAACAACATTGGCTTTTTTACCATAAGTTGTTCTTATAAAACTTGTAATATTACATGGATTTTCTTTAATACTATATTTTTTAAATAGACCATCTAATTTATCAGATTGAAAAATTTTATCATTCATAGTTTCTATATTAGTGTGT